ATAAAGATATAAAGTCTTGGCATGATAAGTTGCAAAGTGAAGCAATAAGATATAAAAGAATTAAACTACCAACTGGTAGAGAATATTCTTTTCCATATGCACAGAGAACTCCTTGGGGTGGATCTACATATGGAACACAGATAAAAAATTATCCTGTGCAAGGTTTTGCTACAGCAGATATTGTACCACTAGCTTGTATTAATATATACAAACTTATGAAAAAAGAAAAGGTAAAAAGTTTACTTGTAAATACAGTTCACGATTCTATTGTAGCTGATGTTTATCCTGGAGAAGAAGATGTGATGAGTAAGATATTTAAACAGGGCACAGCAGATGTAATACCTGCACTTAAACAGTATTACAAAATAGATTTTAATGTTCCACTTGACACAGAACTTAAAATCGGTTATGATTGGTTAAATATGGAGGAGGTCAAATGACTAAAGAAATAGAGGCATTAGAGACTCTAGATGAGTATTCTGATGATGAATACTCTGCGTACCTAGAGTATGTAGCTTTAAGAGACCAGTGTATGGTAGAACCAGATACATTGTATATAAATAAAAACCATGAGTTTTTATCAGAGTGGGATTACTTTGCGAATGCTGATGGTCTACAAGTAAAAATAATAGATGGAGCAACAATAATATGTTAGAAACTTTATTAGGAGTTATATTATTATATATTTTAATAGGATTTTTTATAGATCCATTTATAAAATAATACTTGACAAATTAATAAAAATGTGGTATAAGGAACTTAACAATAAGGAGGACAAATGTCTGACAATAACTTAACAAACATAAAACAAATGTCCAATGAGCAGATAATGCAAGCTATAGGACAAGACGATGGTTCTAACACAGGTAGTAATATACCTAGGTTATCAATCAATCGTACACCAGAAGATGACGATGGTAATCAATTACCAGTAGGTCATTACTTTACCTACGATTCTAATGTAGGTCAAAATGTTTTTGGTAAACCAATTACATTAAGACCATTCATAAGTGCAATGCAATACATGCACTATGATGCAGATAAGGGAGAGTATGTAAATAGATCTATTATATTTAAAAGTTGGAAAGAAGAAGCTATAGATATATTAGGTGGTACTAAATGTGGTAAGATACCTTTCAAAGAAAGATCAACTCTTACTCCAGAAGAACTAGAACATCAAAGAACTATTAGATGTTACAAGTTAGTGTATGGTTTATTATCTTTTAAAGATGGTAAGACAGCACAAGGTGAGCCACATGCTGTAGAAAATTTACCTGTATTATACAGAGTAACAGGTACAGCTTTTTCCCCAGTCACTTCTGCTTTAGATCAACTGAAGAAAAGAAAAAGACTAATGTTTAATTGCACTTTTTCTCTTGATACTAAGAGACAAAAGAAAGGTGGTAATGTTTTCTATGTACCAGAGATAGGAGTAAATGCAGATGCTAATTTACAATTATCAGAAGATGATATGGAAACATTAAAAGTCTTTCAAGAGTCTATAGATGTAGAGAATGCATCAGTTGTGGATGCGTACAATAGTGCAAAGACAAAACAAAGTAATGTATCGGATAAGATAGATGCAGAGATTGTTGAAGATGTAGAGGATGCACCAGAAAAAGTATTAGCTTCGTAATGAATACTATACTTTTAAAAGTACAACAATACTTAGATTCTGTATCTAAAAAACCAGCAGAGTTAAATAGTAAACTTGTTGATGAGTTTGGTGAGGCGTGTAAAAACGCCTTACTAAAACAATTTCATGAGGATAGAAGATCTAAGTTTGAATTAAGAATGTCAAATGTAGGTAGACCATTGTGTCAATTGCAGATGGAATCAAAAGGTATTAAGGGTGAAGGACAACCCTATAGTAATAAAATGAGAAATACTTTTGGAGATTTGATTGAAGCATTATCTGTATTTGTAATGAAATCAGCGGGAGTAAATATTAAAAATGAGCAGAAAAAAGTTACATACAAGTTTAATGGAGACTCAATTGAGGGTAGGCAAGATGTTGAGATCGATGAGAAAATATGGGATATTAAGAGTGCGTCACCTTATTCCTTTGAGAAAAAGTTTGGTGAGTCTGGAGGCTTTACTGAAGTTGTCAAAGAAGATTCCTTTGGTTATGCATCACAAGGATTTTTATATGGAGAGAGCCAGAAAAAAAACTTTGGTGGTTGGATAGTTGTTAATAAATCTACAGGTGAATGGACTGTTTGTGAGACTCCAACAGAGCATAGTGAATATAAAAAGAAAGCATTAGATACTGCTAAAGAAAATGTAAAAGCAGTCAAAGGAGGTAAACCTTTTAAAAAATGCTATGATGATATAGCAGAAACATTTAGAAGTAAACCTACAGGTAATAGAGTTTTGGGCTTTGTGTGTTCATACTGCCCATACAAACTTCCTTGTTGGGGAAGTGATAAATTGCAGTTGCTACCGCAGCAGCAATCTAAAGGTAAAAATCCTAAATGGGTTTGGTATACTTCGGTTACAAATCCAAAGGAGGAAACCAAAGAGTTTAGTGGTGGATAGTTTGAGGGGTCTATTCACCATTGACTCTTTTAATATTATAAGTATGCATTTATATTTTATAGTTTTTAAAAATAAAAAAGATAAAGAGTATAAGTTATTTACTAATACTATCTTTGATAAAGAAAAAGATGCAGAAGAATTTGGAAAGAAAAGTATGAAGAGAGGGTATGAACATAAAGTATTAGATTATAATAGTGAAAATCATAATAGGTATTGGAATGAAAAAGAAAGAAAAGGTTAACTCAATTAATGCAGTCAAGGTAATAGTAACTCCTTGGCAAAAAGGTTTTACTTGTGGTATAATTATGGATAGTAAATCCTCAATGACCACAGAGCAATATGAATTATGTTCTACTATAGCTAGAGGCATGATAAAGATGGCAACAACAGACCCCCATTCAACGTTTCTATGGGGACTCCGTGGATTTGCTGATGATAAAAAAAAGAATGAGAAAGATTTAACTATTAGTTCTGTTGCAGAATTTGATGATGAATCTAATGTTATTGACTTTCTTGAATACTTAAAAATGAAACGAGATAAGGAGTTAAACTAATGGCAACGCACTTAGTTATAGGTGACCCTCATTGTACACCTAAAGCAAGCAATGAAAGATTTTTATGGGCAGGTAAATTTGCACATGATCTAAAACCAAATACCATTATATGCATGGGAGACTTTGCAAGTATGGATTCACTATCTAGTTATGATAAAGGTAAGAAATCATTTGAAGGTAGAAGATATAAAAAAGATATAGACCATGCACATGATGCACTAGCTAAATTTAATAAAGGTCTTAAAGGTAAAAGACCTAGAAAGATTATGCTACTAGGTAATCATGAAGATAGGATAGATAGAACAGTAGATGAGATACCAGAACTTGAAGGTACAATTAGTACAGATGATTTTAAGTTTGAAAGTTTTGGTTGGGAAGTTTATCCATACCAAGAACCTGTTGTAGTTGATGGTGTATATTACTGTCATAATTATCCTACAGGTGTTATGGGTAAGCCTATTAGTGGAGATAACATTGCACGTTCTTTATTAATTAAAAATAAAGTATCCTCTACAGTTGGACATATACATACCTTTGATTATGCTATGTGTGCCTTACCATCTGGTAGAAAATTAATGGGATTATCTGCAGGATGTTACTTGCATCATAAGGAAAACTATGCTAAGAGTACTCAACAGATGTGGTGGACTGGACTTGTAGTTAAACGTAATGTACATAAAGGAGAGTATGATCTTGAGATGATTGAATATAATACAGTAAGGAGAAAGTATGGAAGAAGATAAGTCTTGGAAAGATTATGTGTTTGAACAACCTATAGATGGTAAGAGAACTTATAAGTATGAGAAAGATTATAATCATGATGTATCATATGAGAACGAGAGAAAACATAATAATGTACACTCACCTTCACATTATATGCATGGTAAAAAAGAAACTATAGATGTTATTCGTGACTGCATGGAAAGTGATGAGTATCATGGTTATCTTAAAGGTAATGTTTTAAAGTATGTTTCAAGATATAAATTTAAAGGAGAACCATTAGAAGATTTACAAAAAGCTAATTGGTATTTAAATAGATTATTAAAGGAGGTTAGTAATGGGACAAGTTAAGCAGGCAATACTAGAAGTAGAAGATTTCGTTGCAGGTTGTTTACGTGAAGGTAGAACGTTAAATCAAACACTACGAGATGCTAGAGAATCTAAACTAGCAAAAACTAATCCGTATCTAGATGATGAGGATTTAGTAGAAAATAAATACTACCAATTTAAAGGAGCAGAATAATGCGTGAGTCATTTGTAGAAGCACTTAAGCGTAAGTATGAGGCAGAGATTGCTTCAGCTAAAGCAACTGCTGAAGTGTATCTTGAAAGACCAGTTGCTATTGGAGAACATCCACAATTTTTACAGGAGTTAGATAAAGTATTAAATCAAATATCTAATGCTGAAGAAAACTTAAAAACATTATCTAAGTATTTTGATACTAATAATGATGATGATATACCATTTTAATAATAGGAGGACAAATGGCTGAACAAAAGAAAGAAACACCAAAGACTGCACCAAGAATGTATCACATAGATTCTGAAAAACTTATGGATATTATGAGGTACTTGATGACTAGACCATCTGGTGAGGTTGTTAAATTAATGAACTCACTATCAACACTAATGCCTGTTGATTTAAATGGAGGGGAGGATGTCAGAAAAAAATAATTTAGATACATACACTGGTATACTATTTGAATTAAAGATTGGTCTTAATAAAGATAATGCTATAGTAATTGACTATGGTGGTAAACCTGTAGGTAAAGTTAGAGAGGCACTTAAAGGTTATCCTTATCATGGTAATTTATGTGCTGCTGTAATAAATCATGCTAACTCTGTGGGGAGAAAGTTACAAGATGATATCAAGCAACTTATACAAAAAGTTTAGAAAGTTATTCTGGCATAATATAATTATGGAACTACTAGAAAGATATGCTTCTAATTTTAGTAGTTATCTTTGGAGAAAAAGATGGGGTGATAGATCTTTGTATCAATCAGACCAAAAAAAAAGACACCCAGAGTAATACTCTGAATGTCTTATCGTTGCCTGTGATGTGGGGGAGTCTATACGGCTCCCCTTTTTTATTGTAAGTAATCCATTTGTTGAAACAAAGGTTTAGTTTTTGGTACTAACATATTCTCAGTTTCTATTATTGGTTTAATTCTATCTGTGTATACAGTAGATAAAAAATTTACATAATCTTTTCTCTCTGCATATGGACTCATACCCTTAAACATATCTTCTACTTTATTTGTAGAATCCAAAACACTTTTATATCTTTCATCAGTTGTAATTAAATTAATAAATGCTTTTATACTACTTTTATTATCTGGAAAATTTCTAAGTTTAGCACCACCTTGTGTGGTTAAAAAATCTTGTTTTCCAGTTGCATGCATACCAAAAAAATTATTGCCTTTCATAGCAGTAGGTGCACCTTTAAATTCAAAGTTACCTGTTTCTGCAGCAGCTACAGTAGCAATAAAAGAAGTAGGTATTTTTCTTTCAACAGCATCCTCTGGATACTCCTGTCTTACCTCTTCTATTGCTTTCATAAAGTCTTTTGTATTTTTTATATCAGCCATAGTTATAGTACATATTAATAGGCTAGCAATTCCAAGCCCGAAGTGCTTTATTAATTCTAGAATTTGGATCATTAGCAGTTTTTGAAGATGTTAATTTTTTCTTCATCCCTTTCATACGAGCACAAAAACTAGCTCGTCTTTTGTTACCAACCTTTTTACTAGGTGCTTTAAGATTGCCTCCAGTTGCACGATTGTATGATGCACGACCTTTAGCATTCAAACCACCCGAGGGGTTTTTACCTTCTTTACGTTGCCATGCTGGTGATTTAGCCATTATTTTTTCCTTACTGTCATAGCTGCTCTTCTAAAATTTGCAGCAGTAGGTGCACCTTTAGCACCTTTCTTTTTCATTTTACCACCACGCTTTCTTTTAGCATGGATGTTAGCATATAAACCTTTTCTCATTATACTTTCCTAGCTAACTTTTTATTTATTTTTCTTTGAACACCTTCTGGCAATTTAGAAAATCCTTTATATTTTTTCTTCATAGCAGTTGGTTTTTTTTTCATTGGTCTTCCCTTCTTACTTCCGTATGTTCCTGGTCCCATTGGCATTAGCTATACCTCCTGTATTTAGCTGTTTTTTTTGCAATCCCTTTCGGTTGTTTCACAAACTGTTTTCCCTTCTTTGTTCCTTGGCGTTTTGCTTTTGTCGTTGCCGCATACTCCGCAGATGACATCGCTTTGATAGCTTTCTCTGGTAAGTATCTTTCCCCAGTCTCCGAAGACTTCTTCCCAGACTTGGTTCTCCATTTTTGTTTTCCCCATGCTTTTAAACTCCTTTGACTTTTTGCAAGTGCCATTATGTTTTCCTCCCTTTTCTTATAGCCTCTTTACCTTTTTTAAATATAGATGCTACCTGCGATTTACCCATAACTTTTGCTCTTTGTTCGCCAACAGTTAGAATTTGAATTTTCCTAGCAAACGGTTTAGAAATCTTTTTAACTTTCGCCACTGTTTTTTTCGCATCCGCTGTCGTTGCGAACTTGATTCCAACAGTGTCACGAGGGTTTTCGTCTGTATAAAGTCTCCTACCATGTTTCTTTCCTGGGTGTTTTCCTGTTCCTTTCTTAGGCTCTCTTTTTTTTGCCATTATTAATAACACCTTTTAAAGTTTTAGCTTGTGCAGCATGTAGTTTAGATGCTTTATTTAAACCTTTAATAACTTTTTTTATTTTACCTTTTGCTTTTTTCATTTATACTTCTCTCTCCAATAATTTTTTCTTTCAAGTAATCTAATTTTATATTCTAAATTATCTATACCTAATATTTTTTTAATAAAACTTAACATTACTTGTAGCCTCCACCTGCAGACTTATATTTTTTAGCCAACATCTGTGCCTTTCTAGCTGACCATTGCCCAGGTTTTCCACCTTTGGAACTAGCCATTATAGAATTAAACATTCTTTTTCTCATACCAGGTTTAGTATAGTTACCTGCTTTATTTACTGTGCTTTTCTTCTTCGCCATCTTTTATCTCCTTATATTCATAATCATAGCT